TGAAACGGATTTTCATATTAGGTGCTCCGCCAAGCTCTGTTACATTAATGTAGAAAGCCCAGTTTGCAATTCCTGTGGTCTTTGGAACAATAGAATCTTGTGCTCCAAAGTCTAATTGTGTCCAAGTCTTAGGACGTATTTTTTGCGGTGCTGGTTTAATTTTTGGATCGCCAGCTTTCCAAGATACATATTCGCTCATACCCCAATTATAACAAAAACCCTTAACAAAAGTCAAGGGTTTTTATTATTTACTTAATTAAGATGCTAGAATTTTAGCAGGATCAATATCTTTACCTGCACTCCATCTAATGTTATCTCTCATTTCAAAGTGTAAGTGGGGACCAGAGGAGTTACCTGTATTACCAGACTCAGCAATGTGCTGTCCCTTCTTTACCTTATCTCCAGCCTTAACTAGAGACTTTGAAAGGTGTGCATAGATTACCCAGCCACCTTCAACTTTTTGAACTAACTGTGTCCCATAGCTGGCACCCCAAGTAGCATTTTCAATCTTACCATCTGCAACAGCAACAATGTCTGTTCCAACTTTGCAAGCATAGTCTACTCCTGTGTGATAGCCTTTGCTCCACATCTTACCAAGTTTCTTGTAAGGTGTTGTAACCTTACCACCTTTAATAGGTGAACCCATTTGAATCACTCTTTTCTAATAAATTAGGGACATATCCCAAGTTAATTATATCAGCAAAGTACCCTCGGAGAGATTCGAACTCCCGTCCTAATGGGTAGAAACCATTCGCTATATCCACTTAGCTACGAGGGCGTGGGGTGAGTCAGACTTGAACTGACGCATACTGAATTATGAGTTCAGGGCTCTGACCAACTGAGCTACCACCCCTAAAATTAAATAGGACTAGATGCTGATGTTGCGTTTATGTGATCTCTTTCATCAACAATCTCATATGCATATTTTTCTAATGCATCTTGGTTCTTTGTATAGTGGTGTCCACAAAACATTAGTTCTCCAGAGATACCCTTAACAAGCACAAAGGCTTGGGATCCACACTTGTCACATCTATCTGCAACCTTTAATTGACGATCTACTACTTCTTGTGTTTCAATCATATTACTAGTATACTCTCTTTTATAGTGTTTTTTGTTAGTGCTGGATGTAGGAATCGAACCTACCATGCATCCGCCACTGATTTACAGTCAGCTGCCCCACCTTGAGACATATCCAGCAGAACGTCTGCCTCCGAGCTCCCCAACCTAGACTTGAACTAGGAACATTCAAATTAACAGTTTGACGCTCTGCCGATTGAGCTATTGGGGATAGAAGGAAAGAGACCAACAAGTTATATTATGTCAATCTCTTTCCTTTGAGCGAATGGAGAGAATCGAACTCTCGCCACCTACTTGGAAGGAAGGAGCACTACCATTATGCAACATTCGCCTGTCAGTTTGCCATGCCACTTTACATGTGGGAATATATGCAACTGACAAACATATATTGCTGTACCTCGTAGGGGGATCGAACCCCTGATCTCTTCCGTGAAAGGGAAGCGTCCTAACCCCTAGACCAACGAGGCTAACCTACTTAAGACTTTGCTGCTGCCTTTTTTGCAGGAGCTTTCTTGGGCTTTGCTTCTAGCTTGGGAGTTTCTGGAACTTCTTCTTCTGTACTATTTGGATCTCCAAATACTGCAGTAAGAATGTCAAAGGACTCTTCAATCCATTTCTTTGCACTGTCACCCTTTAGTTCAATGTCACCATTAAACAATGCTAAGGCAAGAGGACCTGCCATATCATTACGAGTAAAAATTGTACGAAGTACCGAAGGGTATTCGTTGGTGGCATCAAAGCCTTCTTCACTATCGTCAAAACGGCGATAGAACGATGTTGCTACATATGCAACCTTATCTTCAAATGTTGTTTCCATAGTTATATATTACCTTCTTTTAGCTAAAATGTCAATACTTTTTGACACTAAATTGTATCATCTTTTGGATACAAAGTCTTATATCTTAATTGCAAGATTACATTCTTTTGGTCTTGAGTTAATGTACTTAAATCACAATTCATTGTTTTATCAGTAACTATTACTACCCAATCATTAATCTCTTCTTTTACTGTCACATCTAATAGTCCCATCATCCATAACTCATAAATGGTTATATTGGTTTCAGATATTTGTTCTTCAAACATATCTGGAAAATTCTCGCTAAACTTTGATGTAGTCTGATATAGGGCTTCTCCATTTTCATCCAAACCAGTTTCTAGCAAATAGCCATCTTCTATCAGATACCTCATAAGGTCATCCAGCTTATCCTGATCAAAATCTTCTTCATAAAAGTCTTCATTATTAAATGGCATTCATTCCTCCCAAAAAATCTAAAATATCTACAGAAATCTTTTTATTTCCTGGTCTTAACTCTTCTGGATCAAAATTAGGATCGTCAACAAACTGCTCATATGAATGTATCTGTATTTCTACTTCTCCAATATTTTTTGGTGTGCGAGCAATAGCATTATATATTGAACCACAAACTGCATCTGCTAAATCCTTTGAGCCTTTTCTTGGATGATCTACTTTATCACGAATGATGCGTAATTGCAATAGCTCTTCTGTTAAAAGTGAAATAGCAGGACCAACAATTCTTTCCTCTGCTACTAATAAAACCATATCATCGTAATGTCTCTTGGCAACTGAAAGTGTTTCTGATTTCATACCCACCGCAATTAGTTCATTCATAATATCAAGGCTATTCCAACGGTCAAAGGTTACAAGTTTAACATTAAATCCACGCTCTCTAAGGCTAAGGATATATGCTTTTACTTCCTTAAAGTCTACCGTTTTTTCTGCAGTTGGTGTCCACCATCTAACAGCATCTACAACCACAATAGGACTTACAACATCTTTATCATTAAAGCTATTTACCTTTACCCACTTTTCAACGTGTGATAAAGATACAGCACAGTGGTCATGCTTTTGTGCAAGGTCAACGTGTATATAGTATTGCTTATCCTTGTCTGGTTGGAATGACGCAGCAAACCTGCCATCTTGATCCACCGCAATATTTACCTGATTAAAGCAAGCATCTATCTTTTCCTTTGAACGGAACAAAGCATCTATGGCATCTGGTGGCATACAAGCAAAACGAGATAAGGCATCTGTTGGTTTTGTGTAGAATGAAATCTTAAAATCATTAATAGATCTAGTTGGATTAATTTCCCAAGTTGGTCGTCTCAAAGCAAACACTTTTGGAAACTTATAGGCTTCGATAATATCTTCTTCCCATTCAACCGTAAAGTAATTTTCTGCTGTATCGTCATTACCTTCAAGTTCTTCATCAAGCTTAAATGTATGCTGTCTCATTATAACTTCTTTAGAGGCAATCACCGCATTATAACGCTCTTGAATGTAGTCATTACGATAGCGTGGGAATGAAAGCAAAACAACTTTACCAAAGTCTGGGAAGCGAGAGTCTACCGATGCACGATACATATCATACAGTGCCGAAGCGGTTTTAGCTTGATCGTGTCCTGATGTAGAGTCTGTAGCGAAACCTGATATCTCATCAAGGATTACCATAATTACGTTGTAGCCTTCCCAAGACTCTCTCTCAGAGTGTCCTGAGTGACAAGTAATACCTTTATCAAAGGTCATTGCACCTGCGGTTGGCGTATACTTTCCAACAAACCAAGGTGACTTTTCAATACGAGTTTTAAATCCCTTAAAGAAAACATTCTTAGCCTGTTCAGCATTAATAGCAATATTAAGAATATCAATAGAGTCGCCTGGAGGTTTACCAAAATATTTAGCAGGATCTTTAAGGCAAAGCAAAAGATAAACAATATATGCCACAGAAATAGTTGACATATAATCCTTACCAGAACCTTTACCAAGTTGAAGGATTACTTCATTACAAGTTTGCTTCCATCTTTTTTCACCCTCTTCTTCACCAAACAGATTAATTAAAGTTGCTTTCTTATATATCTGACTCATTGCACGAATAGATGTGTATTGATAATCAGATAATGGTGGTAGACCAAGAAAGTCTTCACTTGTAACAAACTCTTCAAGTGCTACTGGTCTTTCATCAAACTCGTCACCACCAAGAAGATCTAACATATCTTCAAACATTAGATTTCCTCTGCTTTGTCGCTTATCTTTGAAAGTCTTTCTGCTACCTCAATACGACAGCTATCGCAACTAGATACTACATCTCTAATAACACCAACAATCACTTCTTGCCTTTGTTCTGTTTCTATAATCTTTTCAGCCATTTCGTGGTTATCTAACATACCTGCTTTTTGCAGCATATCAATCTGTTTTTGTTGAACATCTGAAATAAGTTTTAGTGCTGCAGTTTTTTGTGAAAGTTGATTGGTATTTCCAGCCTCATTCACAACATCCCAAGCTTCTTTAATTAGCATTGAATAGTGTTGGTCTGCCCCAACTAAAGCCTCACGAGCACGAAGTTGTACCTGCTTATCGCTTCTTACAACCATACGCCATTCTTCTAGGTAGTCAAT